ATCCCCTAAAACTAAAAGAAAAGGTAGTTTTAATAAGACGTTCATTATCCGCCATCTCTGTATTATTTTCAAAACTATCTATATTTACTTTAAATTTAAATTTTCCAGGTTCTCCCCAATATGCTCCATCAGAATAATTAATTTTTTCAACTATAGCATTCATTTGTTCAATAAACGGTGTCCAAATTATACATTCATATGTCATTGTCATATAATCTGGCATTGCCACAGTATAATATTCTTTTGATTTTGTTAATCCTTTTTGAACATTAAACTTATCATATCTATTTTTACTTGTATATTTTCTTTCAAAAGTATAAAATAATTTTGGGTCATTAGCATCTAACTTATCTACAGGTAAAGTTTCATCTTTTTGTATAGACGACCTTCTAAAAACAATCAAAGGTGTAATTAATTGTCTTTTTTTATCTCTCAAATGACCTGTTTTACGAATAGATTGCCATCTTTCAGGATTTGCATATAAAACTGGTACCTTTACAACTTCACCAGCTTCCATAATTGTAGGTTGTATCACATTAGTAAAATAATACATAATAGCCGCATCATGATCCATCAATGTAACTTCTACATTTTTTACATTATCACCACGTTTTTTGGCAAGTCCACGATTCATAGATAGAGTAGTAAATCTTTGTCTAATATTTCTTGGTATGGGTTTTGATCTAGCCACTAACTACCTCTTTGCCTTTCAATTTGTAAATTAGATCGTCTTATTAAGAATGAATTACACACAACAGACCAATTACTATCAACTTGCCCACCAACAAGTTGATTCTCATTCATAGTTCCTACTTCAAAATGTGTATAATTCCAATCGAAGATATCACCTGGTTCAATAACTAAACTCAATTCTGTAAGATATTCCCTTTCAAACCAAAATTGTGCAGTTTGTCTTAAATCAGCTCCAAATTCTTCTGTATTAAAATCAAAATCATCAGCTTGTATTAAACAAGGTAATTTAACACCATCTAAATATGTTTTACCTGCAGACGCTTCCCCATACAGATTTGTCATAGTATCTGCAGCTGATATTCTATATAATACACAGGTTTGATTGATAATTCCATCTTTTTCATTTTTTAAATTACCAACCAATTCTCGATTTATAGAAGTAAAAAAATTTCTATCTGTTTGACTTAAAAAACGACTTGGCATATTTTAATCCTATTTTACATAAATTGGTAAAGGTACTTTTTGCAATTTTTCTAGTAACATATCTGATTCATCTTTATCTCTTTCCATCAATGATCTACGAGTTGAGTCCTCTAACATTTCACGCAACTGAGTAATTAAAATTTCTTTTTCTGTAGATGCTTCACTTCGTAATGAATCTCCATCTAAAGTAGTTTCAGAATTTGGAATTGGAATACTCGTATATTTACCTCTAATTGCTCCTAACAGTTCTTTAGCTAATGCTAATCCATACTTTCTAATCCATTGTTTACCAACATCATTAATTTGACTATATACCATATTATTATATGGTACATTAGAAAAGTCTGATATAGAAGCCAATGAAGATCCACCGTGATCAGTGCTAGTTGAATCGTCCTTTTCACTTGTTACATAATAGTCAAACCATATTGTAAAAGGAGTTGTTGGAGCTGGAAATATTCTAACTCTATTATCCACCAAATGAAATGAATATGCTGATTTTCTAATTGAATCATTCATTTCAATAGCCTGCAATCTTAATAAATCTTCAAATATCGGCATCATTGTGAAGGTTACTGCAGGTGACATTCCCCCAAATCCGAATCCTTCTATCATTTTATGAGTTCCATATCCAGTAGTTGCATATGGGTCAAAATATCTTTGAATTGCAGGAGTTGGTCCATGAAAAAGTCGTCTAACTTCTATAGCGTTACCACTTTCTGATACATTTGCCCATAATGCATTTAAATCATAAACTTGTGAACCACTATTAGCAGCAATAGAACCACTTCTTAAAGTTACATTACCACCAACGGGTAAAGAAGCTTCCGTACCATATCTATTAGATAATTTAACCGTTCTACCTAGAGTAGGGGTAACATTTCTATGTGTCAAATTAGATCCAGTAGATTGACCTGTCAAATTAAACAAATTATCTTTAATATTAAATTGATTAACTTGAGCGGAATATTCAGTAACGGATTCTTCGTAAATTGCATAAAACGATCCAGATTGCATTTCAACATCCATTATTGGATATCCCAATCTTTTAGCACACCAGTCTGAAAATCTGTCAACAGAATTAATTCCAGTTCCAGAAAATTCTGTATCATTATCGTAAATCCCAAACGGAGTTTGAGATGCTGAAAATGAACTACTTCCTGGCCATATTGCTGTTTGTGGCATTATAATCTCCTAAAATATATATATTTCTTCATCTATAAATATAACACCCCCTATAAATAGGGATATTTTAACTGGTAAATCTTCCATATCATGTTAATTTATCTATTGATTTTTTAAGTGTTTTAAAATTCTTAAATGCATCCATGTAAAATCGTTTAACTGCCTTTACTTTACCAAGTGCATTTGCTCTACCAATTTTATTTAATGATATCATCACATTGTCTAATTGAATTGGAACGAGTTTTTTATAATCCAGCTCGTTAAGTATTTCTTCTCTAATGATTTCTTTTAATTTTGATTTAGTCATTTTCATTTTGTAAACCTTCCATACTTATCCTTCTTTACCACTCTATTTTTTAACATCAGGCATCTATCATCATATTTAACTTGACCCTCTGTTTTCCCATACTTATCTTGAAACCAGGGAAGTGAAAAACGACCTTTTGCTTTCTTTTTTAATTCTACTATTGTTTCAGCATTGTGTTTTTTACCATACATTCCGTTTTTGTAGCCAGTATTTATATCTTTCATTTTTTCTATAAACTGTTTATATTCTGGAGTGTCTTTTCTTCCTTTCCACATATCTCCACCATGTGTAGTATCTCTTTGAGTATTGTATCCATCAAATCCTTCATATTTTATAATATACGCCAATTCCACCTCACACATATCATTTTTAGAACAAATTGCAAGTTTTTCAACTTTCATTTTTTCCCACCCATATTTTCTAATTGATTTGTATAATGGGTAATTATATTTAACTGTTTTTTCATTAAAAGCTAAACTCTTATGCGACGCCATCCTATGACTAAATCCATGCGTCCTACCTATATAGTTTTTACCACTTGGACTTGTTATTTTGTATATTGTTATTTCCATAATACTCTCCATATAGTAATAAATAGTTTCGGACATAAAAAAAGCCCCCAATAAATGAGGGCTTATTTTATTTGAGATTAAAAATCTCGGACGACTAACTGACCAAACTATTATACATAGTTTACGTCTGCTACAACGACTTGACCATAAAATTCTGGTCTCACCATTTTCTTAGCATAACGGGTCATTACCCCTTTACGAGGTGTAAAGTTAGCTGGATCATAAACAAGAGGTGTCATGATCAAAGGAACGTATGGAGCATAAACCGCACCAGTTTCTAAGAAGTTAGATCCACGGAATCCAATAAGGACTACGTTTTCTAACATATAAGGATTCTTATAAACTGTATATCGACTATTCAACATACCGACCTTCTGTACACCCATTGCAAATGAGCTATTTGATGCATTACCATCTGTGTCTGCTGCGTATCCAGGAATACTCTCTATGATTGTTGCTGTTTCAGGTGAAACCACCATCCAGTTAGCACCACCACGTAGAGTTTTCTGATGAATTGCGTTACTTACACTTTGGACTTTGTTTCCAAGAGTCTGGAACCATTCACCCTTTGTATAAGCATTAGATTCACCACTTGACTGTGCGAAAGCTCCGCCTCCAGTTGGACGTTCATATCCAACTCTTGCTGACCAATATTCGGTCTTAGCATCTGCGTTTGCTCTAAGCATGTCTAGGATTTCCAAATCGATTTCCATCGAAACGTACTCACTTAACATTGCTGTAAGCTCTGCTTCTGCATCAACACTATGGTAAGCGTTAAGATCTTGAGCTAGCTCAGGAGTCCATACTGCTTTCAGTTTACGAGTTTTAGCAACGATGCTAACTTGTCTTAACTGAATATCAATTTCTGGAATTCCGACATCGCCCGTATCGCCTGCCCAATCTTCACTTGTGCTAACTTCAAAGTCACCACGAGTTGAATCGGTAGGTTGTGCACTATACTTAACAGTCAGGTCACCTAATGTTCCTGTCGCGGAGTTTCTAACAATGAAAACTACTTCAGTATTAGCTGAACCAGACAGTTTTGTATATGCAGGGAAATACTCATCAAATCCCGTACCAGATATCGCCATTGAACGAACTGCTTCTTTATCGGGACGAGTCATACCTGCGGTAGAAACTGTCACTTTATTAAGTGAGTTATCTGCGCCTGCTGTTCCAATAGTTAAGCCGGGTTCATAGTCAATATCTCTTGCTGCAACAGAACCAGTTGTATAGGTTCCGCTTGCTACACTTGATGCGTGAATGGACTGTGCGGCAGTTTCCTGCTGCTTGGTTGAGTAAGCGAACTTACCTGCACCATAAAGACCACCACTTGCATCACCAGATGCTGATGTGTTACCATAAACATCTTCTCCAACGCTAAAGCCTTGATTGGCTGTACCGTATTTAAAGTCTAGATAGAAAATTAGACCTGATGGAAGGTTCATAGGCTGAACAGAAACGAATTCCTGTGCTGCCAATTCACCAAAGATACGTCTAACTAGAGGAAGTGCAACTCCACTCCATTCTTCTGTACCGGGTCCACCAACTCTTGAAGATTCATCAATAAGCTGACGTGCTTGATTTTCAAGCAACTGTGCCATTGTATGAACTTTATTTTCGTCTCCGAGACCTTCTAACAGACCGGTAGCTTCCCACTTTTCTATGAGCTTCTTCGTTTCATTCCGACGCTCAATATGCGGGTTATAGCCATCCATAATTTCTGCTATTGCCTTACTTGACATAATAATTCTCCATGTTTAAAGGATATTAGCCAACTTTTTAAACCGCTGCTTCATTACATCTGATTCAGTAATAATTTCTTGTTCCTGTTTTTCAGATTTCGTGCTAGCAACTGGTTTTGAAGCTGACCCCTTTTTTGATTCTTTAACAATTTCTTCTCTAATAGAGCCATTAACAAAAGATTCTGCCATAGTTGCATAAACCAACTTGACTTCTCTAAGGTTCTTTGCTCTATCAAACGTTTCAACTACTTTCATTTTCTGATCATTAGACAAACCGTACGACCTGAACAGTTTATTTGTGAACAAAAGTTTTGCATTAAGTAAGTTGACTTCGTTCAACTTAGAACGAAGATATTTTACGACATCGCGATGCTCGTCAAGTTCTGTTTGAAGATTTTCCATATCTTCAGAGGTAGTATCTTCTTCATCTTCTTCTTGAAGTGCTCTTAATACTTCTTCTAAATCAATTTCTTCTTCTACTTCTTCAACGTCAGGATCATCATCACCTTCAGTTATTTCAACTGATTCGTGTTTTGCTTTTCCTGGAACGCCTATTTTAGAAGTTTCGTCAGATTCGCCTTTGTGATTATCAGATTTACCGATACCAGAAGATTTGTCAACTTCTTCTTTGACTTCTTCTTCATCTTCATCTTCTTCATCAGCTTCATCTACTGATTCAGATTCATCAGTTTCAGATTCTTCGTTAAAATCAGCATCTTCATCTTCTTCCAATTCTGATTCTAATTCTCTCAGAACGGCTTCTAGATCAAGATCCTCACCTTCACCCATATCATCTTCAACTTCTTCATCATCTTCAGGGGCAAATTCTTCACCCTCTTCATCTTCTTCTTCAGAAACAACTGGTGCATATTTTACACCATTAATCTCGATAACTCCTTCTTCTTCCATACCATCTTCTGGCATTTCTTCTTCGGGAGCTTCTTCTTCTTCAGCTTCTTCTTCAGAATATTCATCAGAATATTCATCAGAAGGGTCTTCATCATCTTCATAGACACCTTCATCTTGAACTTCTTCTTCTACTTCTTCATCCTGCTCTGTTACTTCATCTTCCGTACTTCCGTCTTCAATCTCGGATTGAATTTTCTTAGAAAGCATAGATTTCAAGCGGGGTGTAAAAGCTTCTTCCAAAGCTACTTTAGCGTTTTCAAGAGCTGTTTCACGAACTGCTTTTGCATCTGCAATGGCTTCTTTTAAAAGATCATCCATTACTTTTCTCCTATGATTAAATTAATAATCACTATTTGGATTTAAAATAGTTATTGAGAACTATTATATGACATATTCATTGGTACACTATATGATGGGAAGGTTTTCCCCATAGTGTATTTGTTTTTATATAAATATAAACTTTTTTAACAAAAAGATCTAAAATTAGTCAGAATTATTGATTTTTTCTGTATTTTGCTTCATTCTGAGCTTAGCTCTTAGCTTTTGCCGCCTATTTTTAACAGATGGCTTAGTATAATAACTATTTTCAGACAATTCTAGCATTAATTTAGAGTCTTTAACTTTTCTCTTAAATTCTCGTAACGCCTTTTCAATGTTATTCTTTTTAACCTTAACTTCTATCAATTATAACCTCTATTTATTTATCTTTAATTCTATTCCAGAAACTTTTAATTTCACCTTTGGGATCAAATACTGTAGAATTAATAGATTCAGAAATTATTTTATATTGTTTACTATTGATTGTAATTTCACCCATCATTGCATCTGATGCCTGCTTCTTTTTCTTTGCCCAAAATTCTGCTTTTTCTATATCTCTACCAGCGTATTTCTTTATCATTTGGTCAGCTTTCTGATAATCTTTTTCTGCTTGTTCTCCACCTGGTCGTTTTTCCATACCTTTTTTAGCTAAACCTGATGCTCTATCCATACCTTTTTGTTTTGCGTCAGGATCATCATCTGACCACATATCATAATCAGCACTTTTTGTAAAATCTCCACCACTTGGTTTTGGTTTACCTTCGTCATCATCCCAAGAATCATCAGGGTCTCCACGAGTAGTATCAGTATCTCTCTCAAAATCTCCAGCACCTAATTTACCAGATGGTTCTTCTTTTTCACCGCCATCTCCTGACCCTTCGGGGTCTTCATAATCACCAGATTTTTTAGCTTTTTCATAGTTGTCTTTATCTTTAAATGTAACTGTTTTACCACCACCTTTAGGTTGTAGTTTCATTGATTCGGCTTCAGTCATATAATCTTCTAAAGTAGGTAAAGGATCACCCCAGTTACGGTCTGCCCATTTTGATTCTTTTATTATATCTTTTAATTTAATCACTTATCTATTTACCTAACTTTTTAGCCCATTTACCTTGTTTTGGAGCTGATCCTGAAAGTTTAGCAATTTGATCTCTTAAAGAATCTCTTTGTTTTCTAAGATTTTCAGCTCTTGCAGATCCACCAGGCTCATTCTCCATTTGTGCAATTCTAAGTCTTAATTTACTTAACTTTGATCTCATACTTTTAAGTTTTGGGTCATTAGCTGCTTCATCTACCTCTTTATCCTCTTCTTTCAACGTAGATGTTACATAATCTTCTAAAGTAGGTAAAGGATCACCCCATTTTCTATCTTTCCAAGGATCTGTAGATTCTTTTTTTACAGATTTAGCAATAGCTTTTCTACGATTTCTCAAATATTCATCGCTATCATCTGAATCACCATCATTATCAATGTCATCATCTTCCTGTCCTACTGGATCCAATTCTTCCTCATCTGCTTCATCTAAATCATAATATCTATTAATAATATGCCCCATATCTTCATATAAAGCTGACATTCTCTCTTGTAGTGATTTTGCTTCAGAAGAAATTTTACTAAATTGTCCTGAAAGAGCACCTAATTCTTTCATATTACGATTAACAGTAATTTTATCAAACCATTCTTCGGTTTCACTTAAAGCATGTTGTCTAGATGTTTTTGCTAAATAAGAAAGAGTTTCAGCAACACTTTTCAGATCATGTTTACCATAAATTGCTTCACCCAATCTCGGAAATGCTTTCAATGCGTGATTAAATTTACCTGAATTTACTGGTTCGTGAGTTTCATCTTCAACAAGACTTTTTAATTTAATATCAGGTGTCTTAACTTCACTGTTGGGTTTAATTTTAGTTCTAAACATATCCATATCCATCATTGCTGGCTGTGATACAAATCCTCCAGCTATAATATGTTCTGCTATTTGTTTTAAAGTTGTTTTCTTTTTAGCCATTTTTATTCTCCATAATTATCTCAATTTTCCAGTAGGTGTGTATCTTCTAAATCCACTTCTTACCTTAGTCCATAATTGTTGTATAAAATTCATTTCCCCATAATGTGTTCTTCGAACATCACCCTGTCGAATCCCTCTTTGTAAATCCATTGCATCATACTTATGACTTTTTACTCCATCCATCATAGTTTTAATAACTTGTTGTGATGCTTTACCTAAAATCTTTGACATTTTAACAATGTCTATATCAACTTGTTTAGAAGCTTCTGGAGAACTAAATGCTGGAAGTTCGTTCAATTCACTTTCCATTAATTCTTTATAAGGAGATCTCATTTAACTCGTTCCTTTTTAATTTTTACATGCTTCCAAGCTTCTGAACCAATTTCATCTTCCATATACCGTTGCGCTGCCGTCTTTGAATTAAACACTGCTCTCATCCCACCGTAAATATGTTTAGGTAGTGTTAAAACAAATTTATAATCCGAAGCTTCTAAAACATCATTCTTTTCAAGAATAAAGTCATTCCATTTACGCCAACTAAAAGTTTTATGCATTTTCATTATGCACCTCGCAAAATATCATTAATAATAGATTCTACTTTACAATAATCACCACAAGTTCTACCAGTAGGATTCTTACGATCTACTGATTCTTGCATTGGATACATAAAAGCTCCCTGCGTAGATGGATTGGAAACGAAGTCAAATGCTATCAATTCAAAATCTGGTTGTACTTCTTGTGTATCACCATCTTCTGATTCTGATACAGTTTCTACTGAACCCATTCCTCTAGATGAAATACCCAACTTAATACCTGCTTTAAATAATTCTGTTAAAATATTACCTGCCGGAGTTCCTAATACCTCTACTGTACCAACCAAATCATGATTATTCCAATGCATTTCTTTAATATTATGAGAAACATTTTGTAAGTTTACTACCGAACTTTCTGGATGATCTAATTCACCTAAAGCTCGTTGTTCTTTAATAAAAGATTCCGTATATTTTTTAGCTTCTCTCATCAATACTTCTTTTGGATATACTCTACCATTTTGATTTTTAGCTTCTGCCCTCTGTAATACTCCGCGAACAACTAATCTACCGTTATTTTCTTTCATAGATTCATTTATTTGTTCTCTTGTTATTTCAAAAGGTAAATAATCTACTAATAATTCTCGATTCATATTATTTCATCCTCTTTACTAATGAGATCATTTCTCTCATAAATTTTGTTACATTTTTCTGATATGAGTTAGTTAATTGGTCTGATAACTTTCCATTCGGTATATCAGCTCTCATCCTATCTGCTAACGCATTCATATGTAATCTCATACGACTTTCATCTCCTTGAATCTGTCTTTTAATTTTTTTAGCCTTTGCTATATCTTTTATATCTTCCGTAAATAAAAGATTTTTTAATTTCAACATTAATATAATTGTCCTACTCTTTTAGCCAACTTTATTAATCGCTCACTAATTCTTCGCATAGCCTTATGAGTATTTTTCCAATATGACCTTGAATCAACATCCATCTCATTCTTCAATCTTACATTCATTTTAGTCAATTTATCAATTTCTGCAAGATGATCTCTAATCTCTCTCATAGATCGACCAATTTTTTGTTTAGGTGTTATACTATCATCATTTCTATAATCGTGATATTTACCTTCAACAATTTTATACCCAGTTGAATTAGTAGCTAGCTCTTTCTTTTTCTTCTTACTAACTTTCCCCTTTCCACTAAATGCAAACGGAGTCTGATATCCTGGTACATTTCCAGTAAAAGTTGTTTCGGCCAACTTTTCATCATCTAACAATTCTATTATTGTTCTACGAATGAAGTTTTTTAGATTTTCTTGAGACATCTTCTAATTCCTTAACAAGTTCATAATATCGCATTAGAGTAATTACTTTATTTTCAGTCCCTTTATTATTCTCCGAAAGTGCATCAGCCTGTGCAATTACTTCTTTTAATTTTATACTAGTAATATCATCAGTTACACTAGGTACCAAATTTTTCAAAGCATCCTTAATATTAATCACCTCACCTTCAATAAATTCTGATAAGGAGTTTGTATTTGATACGTTATTAATATATTTTCTCAAAACTTCTTTTTGAGCATGACTTAATGTACTATATTTTTTATTAAATTTTTCTACCATTAAAGTATAGGCTAATAATTTAACATCTTTAGACTCATCAATATATTCTTGAGCTAATTCACTTTTTGGTTTCTGTTTAGAAGTTTCTGTAATTAGCGATTCAACTATATAATCTCTAGAATCTACAATTTCTTTCGGATTTATATCTTCCCCAGTAGTTTCATATAAAAATAATTTGTAAATAGATGCTAATCGTCTATAATTTGGCATTCTAGTAGAAAATAAAGCACCTACATCATAAGTTTCTTTAATATCTTTAATAAGATTAAACTTTTCTGATCTAAGTGTTTTATTTGAAAGTCTTTGTCTACTTTTAATTACTGCGTCCACCAATCTATCAGCCTTATCACGACGCTTATATGTTTCTGTAGTAAGTATATTATATAATTCTAACTCTTTTCCTAAAGCAGAATTTTTATGAAAATGCTTTTTAATCAAAGCTACTGCCTTTGACTCTACATTTTCCATTATATCCGCAGTCACCTGTCGGGTCAATACTTCAAATAGCACACCAGTATTTTTAATCTTAGTGTGTCTTAATCGTTTAGACATAAATCACTCCAATATAGTTTGTCATAAATAAATATAAAACTTCTTAAATATTGATTAACTTTACTTATTATTAACATCTTCTTTATACTCTTCATCTATTTCATCAACTTCATTTATTAGGGTTATATCAGATTTACGTTTTAAAGTATTCTTAAGCTTATCCAAATGTGCTAAAGCCATAATTTTACCGTATTTTGGATTACTAGATGCTTGTTTTTTCTTTTCATGCGCCCCTAATGGGTCTCTGCCTCTAATATGACTGTCTTTTTTATAATGTGATGGTTCCTTGGGTCTACCTGCACCTTCCCAGCCACCTTCTGGACTTCCACCCTCTGGACCTAATTCATCATTTTCTAATTCATGTCCAGTTCTTCCCATCGCCATATCTGAAGGTGTTCCTTGTGATTCACCAGATTTAGATGGATCATTTCCTTCAGATTCTATCTGAGCTCTTCTAAATTTTTGTTTGTAATCATATACAATCTTATTATCTTCTTTTTTAATTTCTTCATCTGTAAATTTAAATATATTTTTATAAATCCACTCTGTAGAAAGTAAACCATCACTTATCATAGATGACGCTAAAGAAGTTTTTTCATTCCAAAGTGAAATTTTTTCTTGTTCATATATTGTAGAAGGACTCATCAACTCTAAATCAAAATTAACTAATTCTTCATCTGTAAATCCTTGAGCATACAAATGAACAATACCAATCTTCATTAATTCACTCATTACAATTCTTTGAATTCTTTCAATAGTACGAGCAAATCTTACATCTTCAGCTGCAAGTGTTGCCTTTTCTCCAACATTCTCATCAAATCCCAAATATGGTTTTGGGATACGTAATGAAGCCAATAATTTATTTCTTAAATACTCAATATCTTCTACTGCTTCATAAGTTAATCCTGGTAATGAATCAACTTGAGTTCCACTATCTCCACCCCTAACTGGCATAAAGAAATCTTCAGTAATATTTTGCATATTATATCTAAGATTATATTCTCCAGTTGCTTTATCTACAACGGGGGCTTTTTTCATCTTATCAATAATTTGATTCATATAATTATCAACTTCTGCAGGTGGTATATTTCCAATATCAACTTTAAATATTCTTTTTTCAGGTGCTCTCATGATTCTGTGAATCAACATAGCATCTTCCATAAGAGATAATTGTTTCCAAGTCTTTCTACCACCTTCAATCATTGATTTACCATAAGGAAGATAATTTGAATCGGAAAGTAATCTAAAATGTGCAATTTCATAATTTTCAAATTCTTCTTCCCTACTGCTAATAGAATGTTGCGCAGCCCCTCCAGAAGTTCCTGATTCTAATTTAAATTTTACATATTCTGGATTCTCTGGATCTTCGTTTTCTAATCTAGTTACATCATAAACAGATAAAGGTTCTACATTTCTAATACCGAAACGTTCATCAACATCTAATCTTAAATAAAAATCACCATATTTACACATATTCCTTACCCAAGGCCATAAATTAAATTCTATATTTAATACATCGTAATATAAATTATGTAAAATTTTAAAAATTTGATCATTTGGTGTATTTATTTCAAGAACATTTCCATACTCACTTTTCATAGTAGATTCATCTGCATATATATCTAATGCAGAAGAAAGTATAGCGTCACCGTCCATTGCTTCATAATCTCTAAATAACCCAAGTCGTAACGACTTAACTAATTGATTATCTGAGTAACCAGATAATCCTGCGCCACCAGTGGAATAAATCTTTTTATATCTATCAATCAACCCTCTAGTTGGCATATATTGAGATTTACTAGTATCAATTACTTTTAATCGTTTTCCACCCACATTCCTAACAATTACGTTAGTTGAAAATAATCTCTTTAATCTATTTCTTAAGCTTGTATCAGCCATTTTTTCCTCTTTATTTTATTAACCAAGTTAAATCTTCTTTTTTCTTATCAACTTCCCATTGCCAAGAATCATTTTCATCAGTTTGCTTATATATTGCTGGATTCATAGTTATACTAGAAATAGCTTTCTTCTGTAATTCTATTCCTTCCGCTCTTAAACGTAAAGCGGTATCTCGTATCCATAAAGCAATTCCAAAGGAAATGACCAAATCATCATTGTATCCTGACATTGCCTCTGCTCTATTATTGTTATATATAAATACGAACAACTCGTCTATTAGTCGCGAAGAATAAACCTCTACCGATTTCTCTCTAAAAAATTCTTCTAATTTTGCTATTACTAATGGTCTTGTTTTCATAGACATTGTAAATCCAGGGACCATTTGTTTTTCTTGTCTATAAATTTTATTAGACATTTGTTTTTGTGTATCTACCACTTGTAAATCTTTTGACATATAAAATAAGTTTTCATAATCTCTATCTATACATTGTTGTATAGCTGCCCAACCAATTGATGCATTTTCAATAACAAGTAATGCATTATTATATTCCTTAGATATATTTACTAGTAAATTACCATAATCTTTAGTACCAATCTTACCTTTATATTCCGCTACTTGTTTACACTCTTCTACTTCCATGACATGAAATGCAGAGTAATCTGATCCATCACCTCTACTCACATCCGCGCTCACTACATAATCCTTTGAATAATTTGGTGGTTCCCACACCCAAACATTACTATCTACCCCTCGCCGCTCAATTGGTTCTCTAACATGATTAACTTTATATTCTTCTAAAATAACACCATCAATTACCATCTGACCTGATGTTACAAAATCACAATCACATTCTTGTGCAGCCGCTGAAGGACCTAATAATTTATCTTGATGATCTCTCCACTCTTGGTCTCTATCTGGATGTACTGACCAATGTAATTTTAAAATATTCCACTCATTTAAACCATCTTCAGCATCTACCCAAGTCTTATGAAACCAATTACCAACACCATTTGGTGTGGAAAGTGCAATACATCTACCACCTAATGCCAATGTTTGAGATGCGGCAGTCCATATTGAATCTATTCTAGGAATAAATGCAGCTTCATCTAAAATTAATAATGATAGTGCTTCTGATCTACCAGCCTCTTCAGAACTTGCTACTGCTTTTATTTGAGACCCGTTCTTATATCTTAATGACAATTTATTATCTTCTACACATTTTTGTTTCAACCAAGTTGGTAAACTAGCATGCATTACTCTAACTTTAGTAACCAAATTTTTAGCTACATCTTGTTTAGTTGCAATAACCAATATATTCTTATCATCATAAAATGTCATCATCCATAATGCGTATCCTGCAGTAAGTGTTGATATACCTAACTGACGAGCTTTTAAAAGAACATTATAATCTTTATTAACAAATTCTTTTAAAGTTTTCTCTTGATAATCGTATAACGCAAATTTTATTTTACCTTTTTGTGGATGTTGTATATAACAATATCTTTTTAAAAAATGTACAGGATCTTTTGCACACTTTTTAAATTCTCGTCTAATAGCTTCTTTTATTTGTTTTTTGTCTGTATTCATTGTTATAGAATATTAGTTATACGATTAAAAGTATACGTTACCGCCGCAGATATAATTGCACCGGATGTAAAATATAACCATTTATTTTCATACCAAGAAGGTTTAACCAATTTAACTTTTTTTTCAAGTAATTCCGTATCACCCTCTAATATTTCAATCTTTTCTTCCAACTGTGCGGTCAAAGTACTATCAGTGCGCACTATTTCCCTATAATTAAATATCAAGTCAGATTGTGCAAATACAATATTTTTTAACGAATCGACTTCAAACTGTAAATTCT